CAGTCTAATAAAGTTTTTCTAATATCAAATGCAAGCCATAAAAAGAATAATGCCAAAATTGCTATTCCAATCCAAAATACAATCATTGTTCTCTCCAGTGGCGATCTTTACCGGCATCTTATTTATGCCTATTACTCTATTTTTAAGAGCTAAGACATATTTCTTAACGTAAATCAGATTAAATAACAATGATATATCAAAGATATAACATTGGTATTTAACTAATTTTCTAAAATATGACTTATCTTTAAAAATTATCAAATACCGAAATTCATTCGACGAAAATGGGAACCCCAACCCATTTTCTAAAATCTCCCGATCTTAGTTTAGATGGGAGCATTGTAATCAGAGAGAAGAAGTTTCAGGATTAACTTGTGGTTGTTCGGGAGCACTCCGCTCCCTCTGTTGCTGTTGTGATGAAGCAAAATAATTAAAAGGACGATAACCGTCTAACCATCTTCGACAATCTTGTTCAGATATTCCTGTCATATAATTACCTTGTTGATCAACGGCAAGAAGTTTGCCACTGGAGAGCTTGATCACACCTGACATTCTCGGAAAATCTGTAGGCTGTACTTGTGGTTGATATTCAAAGTCATAAGGTTTATTCGGATTATATGAAACAGTTTGAACAACTTGGCCAGTAGAAGTAACAGAAGAACCGTTTTTAGAAAGATCATCAAACCATTTAACACATTCAGGTTTTTCTAAATTAACTGCCTTTCGACATTCTACCGATAGATCCATAGCCTTTTGATCACTGGAAGGAGAAGAATTAGAGCTAGAATTATTAGCGGAAGAAGTAGAAGAAGTTTCATTTTTAGCTACCTGATCAGTTTTTTCTTTTGAACCAAAGATTGTACCCAAGAAAGTATTACCACCGCCAAAAAACATATTACCAACCATAAATAATCCGAGTAATGGAATAATAAGGATTGCGAATAGTTTAAGAGGTACACGCAGCTTGACTGTATTGGCTGTTGCAGACTCATAGTATTGATACAGTCGTTTAGGATAGTTAAATCTAAAATCACGTTCAGCAGTGAGCTTGTTCCCCAAGCTATTAGGCTTATCTCGACAATTTGCCCAAACGTAAACGGTGGCTGAAGGCGCTCCCCAACCACGATGCAAGTGATAATGTAACCCAACAACAGCCCGATAATTGGTATGCACCAGTGAAGGAAATTGAGTAATTCCATAAATATCAAAAGCCCTATGACGATGAATTGTTAATTCTTTGACAATATTTTCTTTATCTTGTTTGTTATCGGTTGAATATTCATAGATAAGCTGAATTTCATCATAAAAAATAATTGAACCATCAGGGCATTTGCGCCAATCAATTTCAATAGGTCGAACATTAGGAACTTTTAAACCATCAATATTGGCATAGATATGACGAACGTCTTTAAGGGTTTTAAGATCAATATCAAGATCATTTTTAATAATCTTACAAATACCGTTATAAAACTGTATATCTAAAAATATGTTTTCAGTACGTAATTGATCATTGAGATAATCAAAATGATCAGGCTCAAATAAAACGGTTTCCTGTTCCTTAGTCTTTTTACTAAAGTAAGTGTACGAAGCAAAATAGTCAGCAAGATTATGTTTCTCGATTAATTCTTTATTATGTTTAAGCGCAGCAGCGTTATAAATCAAAGCACGTTCATTAGCATCTTCATATTTAACAATAAGTGAAACGGCATAAAGGGTTTTACCTGCACCAGGTGTACCAGTAATCAAATGCAACATTATTTATTCTCCTTTGCGACCCTAGACACCGCACCGCACCCGCGCGAGCCGACGGGATGACGGATGCGGATGTCTGTTGGTCGCTATGCTTTTTTCAGCATTAACTTTTGCGAATTTAGGGTTAAACGAGTGACAATAGCGCCAAGAATTAAGGACATTGCAATGTCAAAACCTGCTAAATGAGCAAGTCCAAGAACATCAGCAGAAACAGAACCAACAGAATTTTTAAGAACATTTACGGCAGCAGAAAAAGCAGTAAGAAAAATGGCATTACTACCCAACATAAGACCTGCACCAGTGAGAACATTTTTTAATGTGCCTTTCTGTAATGATGTGAATAGATCGGAAAGCTTAGACCACATTTTAATCATCCTCCGTTCTAATACCTGCAACAATTAATGCAGCACTGAAAGCAGAAATAGAAATAACAACAGGCTTAATAAATTGTGCAATCTGACAAACAGGATCAAAAGAAAATTCAATAGTTTTATTTAGACCCATAAAATTAATGTCAGTGGAGAGCGGAGAAGGACAAGAACCACCGAAAGAAATATCACTATCAATGGATTGATCTGAAAGATCAGGAATATCTAATTCTGTATCAGTATTTTCTTCAGGTTTATCAGCATATTCTTCTTTTACTTTTGCCCAAGCTTCGGAAATTGATGAAGCCCATTCTTCTGCTTTTGATTTGCCTGTTTCCCACCAGTTTGTAAGCGTTTGAGGAAACGAAATTACAGTTTGTGCAGCTTGACAAATAGTTGGTGCCCAATTACAAAAGATAGGAAAAGTTATGGATAAATCGGTAGCTTCAGGATTTGCTTCATTTGGCTTTGCTTCTCCCTGTGCTTCATTAGCTTTTTCAGCTTCGGCAGCATCGGCAGGTTTAGTTGTGGCATTAGCTTCTGCCTGTGAAGCAATAGGACGAGCTTTAGCATCATCTTTTTCAGCTTCGGCAACAATGTCAGCAGCAGCAGCAGTTGTTGCAGCTTGTGCATTAGTATCACCTGCTTCGGCATTAGAAATAACTTGTTGAGCAACTGTTTCAAGCGGAATTGTTTTTGGTTCTTCTTGTTCAGCTTCACCAACAATTGTTGCAGTAAATACACGTGGAGCAGGTTCACCTGAATAAGGATAAGCAATACCAGGAGAACAACCAGATCTACACCACTTAACTTCAATAGTAATAGTTACTGAATTATTAGAACAAGTTGTCGAAAGAACAGAGCCTGCATTTTGTGCGTAATTATTTGGATTTCTATTATTAATGTCTTTTTTTACAGCATTGATTACTTCACCTACTGGAGTAGGTTTACCGCCCCAATTTAACAACTTATAAGAAACACAAGAATCAGGAGGCAAAGAAGAATCAACTTCCCAGTACTTAATCTGATTATTAGCAGGATCAAGTACCCAATCAACAGAACCTAATAACTGTTCAACAGCAACAGAAAGCGCATAACCAGCACCACCACGCGCTAACACTTTTGCAACTTGAGAAGCATTTGGAGTTATTTTTACTGATGATTCTTTTATGTATTTTTTGCCATTAATAACGACATTTTTTGTAGCATCATAAACGGTTGATGCACCTTGAGCCACAGCACCGCCCAAAGTCCAACCGCCAACATTGGCAGCAAAAGAAGGACGAATAATTAAGGCTGTTACAAGAAAAAAAACTATAACTTGCTTGCTAAAAGATGTAATGCGACCCATGTGACCACCAAAGGAATCCAGTATAAAATTGATGCTTGTTCTTCCATATATCCCCCAAATAAAAACGCCCCCAAGTGGAGGCGTTAATACCAATTACTTGGCTGTTTTTTTGAAATAAGTCCAAGCAATGCCGATACCGATCAAGACAACAAGACTACCGATAATGCCGACAACGGCAGTTTGTACACCTGTTAATTCTTCTGCTGCACCTGTGAAATCCAAAGAAGCAGCATTAGCGCCTGATGTAAGCATCAATGCAGAACCAGTAACAGCACCTACAAATGCAGCATCTTTAGCACGTTGAACGAAGGTTGGTTTTTTTTGCAATAAAATTGCATTATTTGGGTTATTTGACATTTTCATGCCCTCTTTGAAAAGTTATTGAAAAGTGCAAAAGCGATGATTAAGCCGTATATCCCTATAATCGGGGTCCCCAACATAACCATTTGAGCTTTTGTTATTGCTAATTGATCAAGCAAAGAAACTTGCTCAACCCATGAAACACAAGTATTTGTTGCTGTATCCAAGATTTCACAAACAAAAGTTACTTGCGCCATTTTTTAAAATCCTTTAACCAGTAGACTTTTTATAATTGCGTTGTTCTTCTTCACGGTAAAAAAAGACTCTCAAACATTTTGGGCATTCATAAAAAGCGAACATGGTTTACCCCTTACTTAGGCGGCAAAATAACGTTGGTTAAAACCTGCTTCATGGCTTTACCAGTGGAAACCATGTCAAGCTCAAGAACGACTTTCATTGGAAATTGACGACCTTGTAACTGGACAATATTTCGTGAATCCTGCCATTTAAATTCAACTACACCCTGTCCAACCGCATTACCTTGCGACAGATCTAAGGGAATAATTCCGTAAAGATTTACATAGTCATAGTGACGACCATCTTCTGATTTCCAGTCTGTAGTCTTAGCACCAACTAAAGTAATTTCTGTTTTTGTAGACATTTTTTACATCCTCATTGCAGTAAGAGCGACATGATCCAAACGTTTTGGATATGCCAAATTATCGGAGTGACAAACTAGATTTATTAATTCGTCAGCAGTAAATACTTGTTTAAAGAAATTGAAATACTTGCCGTACTGGTGCTTGATTGTCTCCAGTGCAGCTTTAGCAGTAATGGAAGCATTTTTTTTAAGTGCTTCAATTTTTGCAGGTTGAATCGTATTTTTTAATTCAGCAAAGCACGGATAAGAACCCATGAAATACTCGGAAGGTGCAAGCAGCATATCGAAAGGCAAAATACGGTCAGAGGCTTTAAACTCTACTTCTGCACGTTGCCAGTTATCTTCTGGATCACCTTCTGCACGGCCTTTTTCATATACACGCACATACATGCCAGATTCACGACTACCGATATTTAAGGTACGGCCACGGCCGTTTGGACGTTTCCAATTGCCTTTGTGCTCTACATTTGGCTTTCTTGCGCCATTTTGGAAGCCTGTGCCTTTTTCTGAATTGGTGTCTTGTTCTTCTGCCCAATCTACAGAGATATTCGAGCCGTCAAAATCATCATGTGCAAGGTCAATACGTGTGAGCTTAGGACGTTTAGCAATATTGGTCAGGAAGGTATATAAACGTCTCTCCCAACCTTCATTAGCAAATGAACAGCCTTTACCTGAAAGCATTACAAGGATTGTGTTTCTTTGGCCACCAATGCAGACCTGACCCATATCACGGCCAAGCACATAAGATTGCTTATAGAAATTACGACCAGACTGGTTTTTAGAAGTTGTTGAAAAACCGAAGATATATTCTAAATGTTCATCTAGTTGAGTAATTGCAGCACGACATACTGAATCCATATTTTCATCGGTTACAGGCTCGAAGAATGCAGAACCTAATGTTTCAATACCAATTGTGAAGTTGACCCAATCAACAATAGCAATTTCATTTTCAGCAGGTAAACGTGTTGGGACTTCTTTAACGCCAGCAGTTGTTTTAACTAAATGTGTGTAAAGCGTTGGGAACTCAGATGGGAACGGCAAGTCCAAATCCGTAGGTGGAGTGCATGGATTCGATACCGTTACCCCCATCTTATTAATGGGGGTATTTAACGCCAACCCCCACTGTAATTCCGGTGTTTTAGACTTTTCGAAAGTCTCACCAAAGAATGATTCATTAAGAGACCAGACAGGATTATTCTTTTTCATTCT